AACTCCTGCAGCGTATCAGCGTCACGATAAAGATTGCAACCCAGTTACAGGATGACCACTAGAATCCCTACAATGTACGGAAGGTACTATGTTCTCACATGCGTATGGCGTGGTAGAGAATTTGATATCACTGTCTTTAGATCTAAGTTACAAAAACTTCAAAGACCTCAAGCACAGCGTATCGCTCAGAGTATCTACCCTAATAGTAAGGTGATCAAGTTTCATGAATCTGATCCTACTGACGGACCTGTTGTATTAGCAACAGAATCTTTAAGACAAGCAAAGATGAATATCGGTAGAGATCCCGATAAGAAAACTTGTTGGAAAGGATATAAGGCAAAAGGAACTAAGATGAAGGGTGGTAAGTCAGTACCAAACTGTGTCAAAGAACTTGCTGACTTTATGGATGAAGCAAAGAAAGGTTCTAAAAAGAAAAAACCCCAAGTGAATGGTGAAGACAAACATGATGCAGGTAACTTACCACCTGTAGTTAATGGTGGTCCAATTGGGGAGGGTGCTGCTTGGACTAAGAAGTCAGGCAAGAACAAAGAAGGTGGTTTAAATGAGAAAGGGAGGAAGTCTTATGAACGTGAGAATCCTGGTTCTGATTTGAAAGCACCATCTAAAAAGAAAGGTAACAAGCGAAGAGCAAGTTTCTGTGCTAGAATGAAAGGCATGAAGAAGAAACTTACTTCTAAGAAGACTGCATCTGATCCAGATAGCAGAATAAACAAATCGCTAAGAGCGTGGAACTGTTAATCATGAAAACTAGAATCGACGAATTACAATCTGAACTCCGTGTAGTAGAGGCATTTCGAGATGTTGGGCGTGCCCAAATCTTGAGATCCATGCTACAATACGAACTACAGAAGGAGGAGTTCAGTCATGAGCGAAGTTCCAGAGGATCGGTTGGATCAGGATTGGATTGATTACGAAGGAGTAATTGGTTACGATCAAATTGAAAAACAATTCACACTTCAGTTACATAGGCACCTATATTGGTTTCCTACGAAACAAGAAGCGGAGGAATACTTAGTGACACATGCCGACTAATACAACAGATTTTTACTTAGGCAATCCCAACCTTAAAAAAGTTGGTGCTGAAATACAATTTACCAAAGAACAGATATCCGAATACCTTAAGTGTAAAGAGGATCCTGTTTACTTTGCTATGAATTATATCAAGATTATATCTCTTGATGAAGGTATTGTGCCATTTAAAATGTGGGACTTTCAACAGGAGTTGATTGAGAAGTTTCATAAACATAGATTTAATATAGCAAAACTACCTCGACAGACTGGTAAGTCCACTACGTGTGTGTCTTATCTACTTCACTATGTTCTGTTCAATGATAATGTTAACGTTGGTATTCTTGCAAACAAATTATCCACTGCTAGGGATTTGCTTGGAAGATTACAGTTGGCATATGAACAATTACCTATGTGGATGCAACAAGGTATAATTACATATAACAAAGGTTCGATGGAGTTGGAAAATGGATCTAAAATCTTGGCAGCGTCTACCTCTGCTAGTGCAGTCCGAGGTATGTCTTTCAACATTATTTTTCTGGATGAGTTTGCCTTTATACCCAATCATATTGCTGAAGCATTCTTTAGTTCAGTATATCCTACTATCACTTCTGGTACCAAGACAAAAGTAATAATCATATCTACTCCTAATGGTATGAATCATTTCTACAAGTTATGGGTAGATGCACAGAAAGGTAGAAATGGATATGCATGGTCTGAAGTTCATTGGTCTAAAGTACCAGGTAGAGATGCAGCATGGAAAGAAACTACTATTGCCAACACGTCAGTCAGACAGTTCACACAAGAGTTTGATTGTGAGTTCTTAGGATCTGTTGATACATTGATAGCAGCATCTAAGTTAAGAACGCTGACCTATGATGATATAATGACCACCAATGCAGGTCTTGATGTATATGAAAATCCTGTAGATCACAATGACTATATTATATGCTGTGATGTATCACGTGGATTAGCACAGGATTACTCTGCCTTTGTGGTTATCAATATTTCCAAAGCACCATGGAGATTAGTAGCAAAGTATAGGAGTAATGAAATTAGACCTATGCTATTACCAAACGTTATCTACAATGTAGCAACCAATTACAATAAAGCACACGTATTAATAGAGGTAAATGATATAGGAGAAGCAGTTGCTTCTAGTTTATTCTATGATGTAGAGTATGAAAACGTATTGATGTGTGCAATGAGAGGTCGTGCAGGTCAAGTAGTGGGGCAAGGTTTCTCAGGTAACAAGACACAGATGGGTGTCAAGATGAGTAAAACTGTCAAAGCACAAGGATGCTCTAACCTAAAGACATTGATAGAGGATGATAAATTAATTGTTAAGGATTACAACATAGTATCTGAACTGACTACCTTTATTCAGAACAAACAATCATTTGAAGCAGATGAAGGATACCATGATGATTTGGTTATGTGTCTGGTTATATTCTCATGGTTGGTACAGCAAGAATATTTCAAAGAGATGACGGATCAGGATATTCGTCGCAGAATATATGAGGAACAGAAGAATCAAATAGAACAAGACATGGCTCCGTTCGGTTTTATTGATGATGGACTGGAGGATGAAAAGATAATAGATCAAGAAGGAAATGTTTGGACTATTGATATGAACAGTGACGATTATACTTTAGATGAGTATGGAGATAGAAACTTTATGTGGGAGTATCGCTGAAGAAGCTCCAATTTCTAAATAACTATAGACAAAAATTGATTTATCATCAGGAGTACACGCATGGCTAGCACGCTTCTATCGCCAGGAGTTGAGATTCAGGAAAGAGATCTAACCCTTGGTTCGATTGAGACGGTTGAAGTAAACGTTGGAGCAATAGCAGGACCATTTACAAAAGGACCTGTTCTCACACCAGTTCGCATATCATCCGAAGCTCAACTAATTGACATCTTTGGAGAACCATCTGAAGCAAATGCAGAGACATGGTGGACTGCATCAAGTTTCCTATCATATGGTGGAGTACTTGACGTAGTAAGAGCATCAACATCTGGTCAGTTAACAGCATCTGACGATGCAGTAACTTCTCCATATACTCTTTCTATAGCAACTAAAGAAATATACGAAGAAACATACTTCTCAGCAGCAGCGAACCCATTTAAGTGGGCTTCAAGAGATGTAGGATCTATGTCAAACTCAATTAAGGTTGCAGTTATCGACAAAGGAGCAGACGTTCAGTTAACACTAGACGGTTCCTTAGCAGTATCAGCAGTTGGAACACAAGTTCAGAACACAGCTTCTACAAAGAGTGGATACATCTATGCGTGGGATGCTACCACTAATACAGTTTCAATAATTACTTCTGATACTTGGGACACTAGTGACGTTGTAGAAAACGGTGTTACTGATAGAAATATCTCAGCAGTTGCTGACTGGTATGATAATCAAACAGTCTTTACTGGACTACCTTGGTCATCAATCGGTCCTCGTCCTGGCACTTCACCTTATGTTGCTGCTCGTGGCGGTGCTAATGATGAAATGCACGTTGTAGTATATGATTCAACTGGTGGAATTACTGGAGTACCAAACACTTTACTTGAGAAACACACATATGTGTCTAAAGCAAATAATGCTAAAACTTCACAAGGTGCAGGTAATTACTATCCTTCCGTAGTTCTTGAGAAATCAAACTACATCTTCTGGGGTTCACATGAAACTGCAGTATATGATGTAAGTGCTAACCAAGCAGCTAATGGTGGTAACATTGCTGGTACTAGTAACGCAGGTTCAGATAGTACAACAACATTTGATTTATTTGGATCACCTAAGACTTACACTTTCCAAAAAGGTGCTGAGTCTGGTACTGCAACCTCAGGAGAAATCATTTCAGCACTTCAAGAGTTTGCTGATACTGAAACAGTTCAGGTTGATTACATTATTATGGGTCCTGGAGATTCTTCAAGTAAATCCAATACACAGGCAATTGCTGCCAAGGTATTACAGATTGCCGACACTAGAAAAGATTGTATTGGTTTCCTTTCTCCATTCAGAGGAGATGTTGTTGGAGTAACAAACTCTGCAACACAAACAACAAACGTAGCTGCTTTCTATGCTAACCTTCAATCCACATCATTCGGTGTGTTTGATAATACATGGAAATACATTTACGATAGGTTTGCTGATAAGTACAGATACATTCCATGTAACGGAGACGTTGCAGGACTATGTGCTGAAACTACTGCAAACGGATTACCTTGGTTCTCACCTGCAGGTTTAAATCGTGGTTCACTTAAGAACGCTGTTAAACTAGCATATTCACCAAGCAAATCAGAAAGAGATTCATTATATCAGAAGAGAATCAATCCAATTACCAGTCTACCTGGTCAAGGCATTGTTCTTTTCGGTGACAAAACAGCTCTCGCTTCACCATCTGCATTTGATCGCATCAATGTTCGTCGTCTTTTCAATGTGATAGAGAAGACAATCGGAAATGCTGCGAAGGGAGTACTTTTTGAACTCAATGACGAATTCACACGTAACAACTTTAAGAATGTTGTTGAACCATACCTCAGAGGTGTACAAGCCGAAAGAGGTCTCACAGACTTCTTGGTTATATGTGATGACACCAATAATACAGGTGATGTCATTGACGCTAACGAATTTAAGGCAGATTTCTTTATCAAGCCTTCACGTTCGATCAACTTTATCACACTGACTTTCATAGCAACACGTACTGGCGTTAGCTTTGAGGAAGTCGTCCCTCGCAGATAATTAACGGAGCAATTTAACAATGGCAAGCCCACTAGGTATTTTAGAATTTCAGAAAGCAATTAGAGGAGGTGTACGTCCTAACCTTTTTAAGGTAGAACACGCATGGCCTTCTGCTGACACTGGTTTAACTTCACCAACCATTTCAGGAGCAACTGCTTCTGGTGCTGAAGTTACATACATGTGTAAGTCTGCTGCATTGCCAGCAACTAATGTAGGTACAGTTGAACTACCATTTAGAGGACGTGTTATCAAAGTTCCTGGAGACAGAACTTATGAAACATGGACTGGTACATTCTATATGGATGACGCATTTGCACTAAGAAGTGCTTATGAAAAATGGATCGAACTAACTAACGCAGTTGACAAAAACACTGCATCAACTGACATAGTTGATATATTTGAAGACATCAAAATCACACAACTTGATAAGTTTGGTGGTCAAGGTAAAGCTGATGGTAAGTTGAAAGAACTACGTGTATACAAATTAGTATCTGCATTCCCAGTTTCAGTGTCACAGGTATCTCTAGCATATGACAACAACGACTCTTATGAAGAGTTTGATGTTGAGTTTGCTTATCAGTACCATACTTCTGAAGGAGGAGATGGTGGCAACGACACAGTTGATAGTCCTGGAACCACCTAAATAGTAAGGTAAAGAAACCAAAATATTATGGCAGAGTTATTCGGTTTCTCGTTTAAGAAGAAAGCGGTCAAGGAGCGTGCCCCGTCTCCTGTCCAACCTTCTAGCGAGGACGGAGCTACTAGTTATATTGCAGGAGGTTACTATGGTCAGTATCTTGATCTAGACGGTAACTTCAAGACTGAATATGACATGGTGAAAAAGTATCGAGAAATGGCGATGCATCCAGAAGTGGATTCCGCCATTGAAGATATTTTACATGAAGCTATTGTTGCTGATCAGAACGATAGTCCTATAGAAGTTAACCTTGATAACCTTGAGGTTAGTGAAAGTGTCAAGGTAATGATCCGAGACGAGTTTGAATATATAAAAAATTTATTTGGATTTGATTCTAAAGCCCATGAGATGTTCCGCAGATGGTACATTGATGGGCGTTTGTATTATCATAAAGTAATTGATTTAGATAATCCAGCAGACGGAATTAAAGAAGTAAGATATATTGATCCATCAAAGATTAAGAAAGTAAGGCAGATAACTAAACCCAAAACTGCAGACGAGTTTATGAAGTATGACTTCGGATCTTCCGCAGAATACTTCGTATACAATCCAAAAGGATTGAACAACACTTCAGCAAATAGTGGTATAAAAATAGCGAAAGATGCTATCACTTATGTGACAAGTGGTATAATGGACACCAATAGAAATATTGTTTTGTCTTATTTGCACAAAGGAATCAAGGTACTCAATCAACTTAGAATGATCGAGGACAGTCTGGTTATCTATAGAATATCACGTGCACCAGAAAGAAGAATATTTTATATTGACGTAGGTAATCTACCAAAAGTTAAGGCAGAACAATACTTACGTGAAGTTATGGGAAGATATCGTAACAAATTAGTATACGATGCTGCCACTGGAGAGATAAGAGACGACAGAAAATACATGTCAATGATGGAGGATTTCTGGTTACCACGTCGTGAAGGCGGTAGAGGTACAGAAATTACTACTCTACCAGGTGGTCAGAACCTTGGAGAATTGACAGACGTGCAATATTTCCAAACAAAACTTTACAAAGCGTTAAATGTTCCTGCAGGTAGATTAGATTCTGGTACAGCATTTAACCTTGGAAGGTCATCTGAGATCACTAGAGATGAATTAAAGTTCACTAAATTTGTGGGTAAACTCCGCAAGAAGTTTAGTGACATCTTTAATGATACTCTAAAAACCCAGTTAATCCTGAAGAGTGTTATCACTCCTGAAGACTGGGAGGATATGAAAGAACATATCCAGTATGACTATCTTAAGGATAATCATTTCACAGAGCTTAAGAACTTAGAGATGAAGACAGAGCAACTCAATGTGCTTGGTCTTATGGATCCCTTTGTTGGTAAGTACTTCTCCATCAATTATATTCGTGCTGAAGTTCTCGGTATGACTGAGAAACAGATTGAAGAAATGGATATGGAAATGGAAGGTGATCTAGAGGCTGGTAGAGCAATCAACCCAACTGATATAGTCGCTGCTGATCAAGCTCAATTAGATGCAGAAACAGATAATATAGAACTTGATAAGGAAGTTAAGAAAGCTCAAATTGCTAGTCAAAATTCAAAGACTGCAGAGAATGCTGCAAAGGCACAAGAGGCAAAGGCAAACGGATCCGCGTCTGCAAAACCTAAAGCTGATAAATAAATTACAGACAACGTTACATTATGGCAACACAAGAACGAGAAATCGTTGATTTACTTTGGGACAATGACAGAGCTGATGCTCTCGATAAGATCAAAGATATGTTACAAGTTAAAGCTGCAGCTGCAGTTGATGCTAGTAAATTAGATGTTGCGAATAGAATGTTTCCGCACGTTCCTGATGATGGAAAACCAACTGGACTACCTCCAGAAGGAGAAGCATCAGCAGATGAAACTGCGGAAGTAATCAACCGCAATGATGAAAACGAATCAGAGGAAAACGATGATGAGACTGATAACGGAACAGAACAATGATATAGAGGTTCTTACCGAAGACAAAGACGGTAAGCAATCCACTTATATCAAAGGTATCTTCCTACAGACTGAAATTACTAACCGCAATGGACGCATGTATCGTTTCGATAGCATGAACCGTGAGGTCAGTAAGTACAACGAAGAGTTCATCCAACGCGGAAGAGCACTTGGTGAGTTAGGTCATCCAGAAGGACCTACCGTTAACTTGGATCGTGTTTCACACAAGATCGTTGAACTTTACCCTGAAGGTAAAAACTTTATAGGTAAGGCAAAGTTGTTAGAGACCCCTATGGGTAAGATCGCAAAGAACTTGCTTGAGGAAGGGGTACAACTCGGTGTTTCTTCACGAGGTTTAGGCTCTCTTAAAAAAGAGGGTTCACTCCAAGTAGTCGCTGATGACTTTATCCTTTCTACTGCTGCAGATATAGTAGCAGATCCATCCGCACCTGATGCTTTTGTTGAAGGTATTATGGAAGGAAAAGAATGGGCTTTAGTCGATGGTAAGATTAAAGAAGCACAAATCGAGGCTATCAAGGCA